TCTCATGTGTCAATGCCTCCAGTGGCTCGTGTGTTGACTCACTGCAGAGGACTCTAGCGAATCCCCTGCGATTAGTCAAGAGTTTTTTAGATAAGGTTCAGCGTGTGAATTAATTTTGTTTCTAGAATGATGCACTCATATTCCCAGCGCTGGAACTTGTTGTGATTGATGAATTCAGCGTTGCGCATTTTGTCCTGCGCTTCCATCATCTGCGCGTAGTAGTAGTCGCGTTGTTCTACCAGTGTTTTTGAAGTTTCCATGATGCCCTCCAGTGGCTCTCCGCACCTAAGCGGTGCTAGTCGTGTGTTGACTCACTGATGGACACTCTAGCGAATGCCCAGCGATTAGTCAACCCGCTTTTTTCAATAGTCTGTCTCTAATCTCAGGCGGCACAGTGAACCACTCCACACAACGCCACTTTCCGCCAGACTGACGCACGAAGGCAACGCCCTTATCGTTAGAGAACATATTCCCCGCTGTGTTGATCGTCGCACTCCACGTCTTAAGGCCGCTATTTATGAACACTCTTTTATCCATGGTCTTTCCCTCCTATGCCGCGTCTTCAAACTGGTCAAAATATTCGTCAACCTTTGCGTGGTCACCTAGATCAACGTCTAGACCAACGGAGCGCAACTGTTTACCTATGTCCTGAAGCTCACGGATGATAGCGTTGCGCTTCTTGTTCAGCTCAATGTGACGCGGTAGGTCCTGACCGTAGCCGCTGTTTTTCCACTCATCGCTAGCGTAGTACTGTGACAACTCCTCCAAAACCTCCGTCCAGTCGCTGTAGTAGATAGCGTACAGCTCCACAGCCCCAGATAGAGTTCTGTGGCTACCTTCGATGGTCTCGTGCAGACCGTAGTTAATTTGCTTTGTCATGATAATGATTCTCATTTGGGGTGGCTTCGGTCCCCGTCTCGCCATGTGTGTATGAAACCACAGGTAGACCCAGATGTGAAGCGTAAATATTCACACATTCAGACTATTGACTGCCAGTATCATTTCATGTTAGTCGCATGTGCGCGTGTAATAAATAGCTCGCGTAGCAAAACCCGTGCCAACTTTATCAGCTCAGGTTATGGCTAGAGGGACCAACATAAGCCCACACACTTGTCAACCCATGCAAACCCCATGCCAGTTTTACCCATGCAAGACCCGTGCCAACTCTGGTTGCTACCATAGGCCGCGCCTTGTGTCAACTTTTGTTGAAACCCGCGTAGAAACTAGGGGCGGGGGAGGGGTTGACATGTGTTAGACTTTTGTAGTAGCCACTTAAGCACAAAATAAGTTAAAATTAGGAAAATTACCTATAAATTAAACTCGTGTAACCTGTTGTTTTTACTGGTGTTTATACTACTACTGCTTTTACCCTTAAAATAACTTGACTTTTATGTAAACTTATGTTATACTATAGTCATAAACAGGGATAATTTTAGTTATGACCGACGTTGTTAAAAAAAGAGGTCGTGGCAGACCCCGTAAGTCCGAAGTAGCCGCTGTAAAGCCCGGAAACAAGGGTGTAGTAGGCCGACCAAAGGGTGACGCAGCGATAATTAACGAGTACAAGGCTAGAATGTTGGCTAGTCCTAAGTCTCGTAAGGTCCTAGAGACTATTTTTGATGCTGCTTTGGACAACGACCATAAGAATCAGGCTGCTGCTTGGAAACTTGTGATGGACCGTATACTACCAGTGGGTGCTTTTGAAAAAGACGTAGTAAAAGACTCTGGTAGAAACGCTATTCAGATCAACATTAGTGGCGTAGGCACTGCTGAAGTGTCTACTCCTGACATAATCGAAGGAGAAGTAGTAGAAGATGACTCTTAAGTACTTTACTAAAGAAGAATTCGATTGTCAGGTCTCCGGCACCAACAACATGGAACAAGAGTTTCTAGAGAAGCTAGACTCTTTACGGGCGTACTGTGGATTTCCTTTTGTGATTACTAGCGGATATAGACACCCGACACTACATCCAATAGAGTCAAAAAAAGACGTTCCCGGAACACACGCCCAAGGGGTCGCGGCAGACATAAAAATAACAAATGCCGCTGATCGCCTTAAAGTTGTCCATGCTGCTCTTGAGCTTGGCTTTACAGGTATTGGTGTTGCTTCTGACTTTATTCACGTTGACACCCGTGGCACAACACCAGTTATGTGGACATATTGATATGAAGTTTTCTCACGGTGATGCACTAACAGCAGGGTCTGCTAACACAATCCTAAACGTACCTGCGGGCTACGACGCCATAGTTACTTATTTGTTTATTTCTAATACAACAGGTAGTAGCAAAAGCCTTGATGCTAAATGGGTACACAACGGTGTAGACATTGATTTCTTAGCAGGTAAAAACGTAGGGTCAGGGGATTTTTTAGAGTTTGGTGGACAGTACGGTGAGTTCCTTGTAGCAAAAGAAGGAGACACCCTAACGCTTACACCAGAAGCAGGGTCTACGTTTGTCAGTATTATTTCGTTTGAGTTAGTACCAGCAACACCAAGGTTAAACTTTTGACTGATCTAAACATTGAGTTACTGCCTTGGCAACAAGATGTCTGGGCAGACGACACACGTTTTAAAATAGTAGCTGCTGGACGACGTACTGGTAAGTCTAGGTTAGCAGCATGGATGTTAATTGTAAACGCACTACAGGCAGATAAGGGTCATGTATTTTACGTCGCACCTACTCAGGGACAAGCCAGAGACATCATGTGGCAAACCCTTTTGGAACTGGGACATCCTGTTATTGCTGGTAGTCACATTAATAATCTGCAAATCAAGCTTGTCAACGGAGCCACGATTAGCCTCAAAGGTGCAGACAGACCAGAGACAATGCGAGGTGTCAGCCTCAAGTTCCTAGTAATGGACGAATATGCTGACATGAAGCCAGAGGTGTTTGAGCAGATACTTAGACCCGCTTTGGCTGACCAAAAAGGATGTGCCATGTTTATTGGTACACCTATGGGAAGGAACCACTTTTATGAACTTTACAAGTATGCGGAACTGGATGACGACCCTACGTACAAAGCTTGGCATTTTACAAGCTACGATAATCCGTTATTGGACCCCAGTGAAATCGACATTGCTAAAAGGTCTATGTCTTCTTATGCGTTTCGTCAAGAGTTTATGGCGTCGTTTGAAGCCCGTGGTTCAGAAATGTTTAAGGAAGACTGGGTTAGCTTTAGTGAAGATGAGCCAGAAGTAGGAGATTACTACATTGCTGTTGACTTGGCAGGCTTTGAAGAAGTCAACAAGAAAAAAACCAAAAGTTCTAAGCTTGACGAAACAGCGATTGCCGTGGTTAAGGTCAGTGAGCATGGTTGGTATGTTGACAATATCATATACGGTCGATGGACACTTGACGAAACAGCAGCTAAGATATTTCAGGCCGTTAGAGATTACCGTCCCGTGTCGGTGGGAATCGAAAGAGGTATTGCTAAACAGGCCGTCATGTCACCTTTAATGGACATGCAAAAGCGTTACGGCATGTTCTTTAGGGTAGAAGAACTGACTCACGGTAACAAAAAGAAAACAGACCGTGTTATGTGGGCATTGCAAGGCAGATTTGAAAACGGCTACATAGAACTGAACAAAGGTGAATGGAACAGTCGTTTCCTAGATCAACTCTTTCAATTCCCTGATCCACTAACACACGATGACCTTATAGACGCTTTAGCGTACATTGACCAATTAGCTAATGTACCTTATGGAATAGCAGAACTAGAGTTTGAAGAACCTGAAATTTTAGATATTGTAGCAGGATACTGATATGACTGAACTATACGAACAAGATCCATTGATGATCCAAGAATCTCTAGAAGATTGGGTTATTAGTAAATGTGAAGACTGGAGGGACTTTTACGAGAGTAATTATGAAAATAGATTTGAAGAATATTATAGACTCTGGCGTGGCCAGTGGGATCCTGCTGACAGTGAGCGTAGCTCTGAGCGTTCCCGTATTATTTCTCCTGCACTTCAGCAAGCTGTAGAGTCTAACGTAGCGGAACTAGAAGAAGCTACCTTTGGACGTGGTAAGTGGTTTGACGTTAGTGACAACATGGGTGACACTGAGCGTCAAGACGTGCAGTTCCTACGTAACAAGCTTACGGAAGACTTTGAAAGCACTATGGTGCGCAAAGCTGTAGCAGAGTGTCTTATTAACTCAGCAGTGTTTGGTACAGGCATTGGTGAAATTGTAATTGAAGAAGAAAAAGAAATGGCTCCTGCTACTCAACCTATTATGGGTGGAGATTTGCAAGCAGTAGGAGTAAACATTACTGACCGTGTAAAGGTAAAGCTTAAGCCTGTACTACCTCAGAACTTCCTAATTGATCCTGTAGCTACATCTATTGAAGACGCTATGGGTGTTGCTGTAGACGAGTTTGTTAGTAAACATCAAGTAGAACTACTACAAGAACAAGGAGTGTATCGTGACGTATATGTTGGTTCTGCTGCTCCTGATACTGACTTGGAACCTGACCAAGACCTAACAATTTACAACGATGACAAGGTACGTCTTACTAAGTACTATGGTCTAGTGCCACGAGAGCTTCTAGATTCCGCTACAAGCGACGATGATTCTAAAGAGGTATCAGAAGCAGGGGAAGATTCAAAGTACGTAGAAGCCGTTGTGGTGATTGCTAACGGCGGTATACTACTTAAGGCTGAAGCTAACCCCTACATGATGCAGGACCGACCAGTAGTAGCATTTCCTTGGGACGTAGTACCGGGTCGATTCTGGGGTCGTGGTGTATGTGAAAAAGGTTACAACTCTCAGAAGGCTTTGGACACTGAGTTACGTGCTCGTATTGATGCTCTAAGCCTTACTATTCATCCTATGATGGCTATTGACGCTACTAGGCTACCCCGTGGTGCGAAACCTGAAGTACGTCCGGGCAAGATGATCCTAACCAACGGAGATCCGCGTGAAGTACTTCAACCTTTCAACTTTGGTCAAGTTAGTCAAATCACTTTTGCTCAAGCCGGAGCCTTGCAGCAGATGGTACAGCAAGCAACAGGAGCCGTTGACTCAGCAGGAATCGCAGGTCAGGTTAATGGCGAAAGTACTGCCGCTGGTATCAGTATGTCTCTTGGCGCTATTATTAAACGTCATAAACGCACACTGATTAACTTCCAACAATCTTTCCTTATTCCTTTTGTTAAAAAAGCTGCCTATCGTTACATGCAGTTTGACCCTGAGTCGTACCCTGTAGCTGACTACAAGTTTAACGCAAGCAGCACTCTTGGTATTATTGCTCGTGAATACGAAGTTACTCAGCTTGTACAGCTACTGCAGACAATGGGCAAAGACTCACCGTTGTACAACACGCTGATTCAATCTGTTGTTGACAACATGAACTTGTCTAATCGTGAAGAACTACTGTCAGCACTTGCTCAAGCTTCACAGCCTAACCCAGAAGCGCAACAAATGGCTATGGCAGCACAACAAGCACAACTACAGTTCCAGCAGTCACAAACAGCGGCACTGTCTGCGCAGGCTCAAGAGTCTGCTGCTAGGGCTACCAAGCTTTCTGCTGAAGCCGCTGCTGTACCTCAAGAACTAGAAATTGATAAAATTAATGCTATCACCCGAAACCTTAAAGAAGGCGATCAAGAAGATAAAGAGTTTGAACGACGTATGCGTGTCGCTGAAACTCTCCTTAAAGACAAAGCA